GCTTCTGCAAGTGGAACTGTTGTTTTAATTTCAAACACATCACATTATCAAGCCACATACTCAGAACAAGAAGGATCACCAGTAACAGCTCAAGGTGATTGGTGTGCTAAGTGGGGTGGAGATTTAGGAAACAGTCTTAAAGTTTCCCTTTGTGGCCCAACTAGAGCCAACCTCGCATCTGGAAATACAGTAGTTGCTGGAAACTCAGATGTTTCTTTGACAGGAACAGTTGCCGTTCATGTATCAGATAAGTCCATAACAGGAACTAATACATTATTTGGAACTGAACTTAGAGTTGGAGATGTAATAGCTCTTAGTAGTAATACTTTTGTTATTGTTACAATTTCAAGTAATACTGCAGGAACTGTAGATAGAGATCCAACAACAGGTGCTATTAGTGCAGCCACAACAGTTCGTTACAAAAGATCACCATTTGCAGAACCAACAAGGAATATGTTAGGTACAGTAGCAGTCACAGCAAATGTTGCAACAGTTACAGCAACAGTAACTACTGCTGGAGCACACAATACCACTGCTTTCACCAGACAATATATTGCAGGGGATATTATCAAGATTAATGGTGAAGAAAGAAAAATCAAAGCTGTTTCAAATTCCTCATACATGACCGTCAATCTTGCATTTACTAATACTGCAGCAGCTCAAACCCATTCAAGAACATGGGAATATGCAGGTATTGTTGATAAAGAACCAGTAACTACAACACATTCTGCTGCAAAAGGTGCTCTCTATGATGAAGTACACGTTGTAGTTATAGATGAAGATGGAGAATGGACAGGAACAAGAGAAACAGGATTAGAAACTTATACTGGTCTTTCTGTAGCACTAGGTGCTAAAAATGATGACGGTACATCAGCGTATTACGTTGATGCTATAAATCGTAGATCAAAATATGTTTGGTGGATGGATCATGATGCTTTAGGTGATGCAGCCACAGCAGCAGGATTATTACAGGCTGCGTGGGGAACTACTGCAAATTCAACTGCTGTATATGCATCACATGGTGCTTCTGGTAATCTAATTAAAACCCAAAGTTTAACTGGTGGAGTTGATGGTTCTGCTCCTTCTGATGGAGATAAAATCACTGCATTTAATAAGTTCAAAGATGCGGAAGAAGTAGATATCGGACTAATAGTTGGTGGAGAAGCTTCTGCAACAGTTGCACTTCAACTCATTGCAATAGCTGAAGGTAGAAAAGATGTTGTAGCTTTCCTTTCACCAGAACAATCAGATGTTGTGAATTCAGAAGGAACAGAAGCTGACAATGTAATTGATTTTAGAAATAGTCTAGGGTCTTCTTCTTATGCAGTTCTTGATTCTGGTTGGAAATATCAGTACGATAAGTACAATGATGTTTATCGTTACATTCCTCTTAATGGAGATACCGCAGGTGTCACTGCTGCTACAGAAGCAAACAGAGATGCATGGTTCTCTCCCGCTGGTTTTAATAGAGGAAATTTCAGAAATGTAATAAAACTTCCTTTTAATCCAAGAAAATCTGAAAGAGATCAACTTTATAAGAACAATGTCAATCCTGTAGTAACATTTATGGGTTCTGGAACTGTTTTATTTGGTGATAAGACTCTTCTTGCAAAACCTTCTGCATTTGATAGAATTAATGTACGAAGACTTTTCATTATTATGGAAAAGGCTATTGCAAGGTTTGCACGAGCACAACTATTTGAATTCAACGATGATTTCACAAGAGCTCAGTTTGTTGGTGCGGTAGAACCATTCTTGAGAAATGTTCAAGGCCGTGATGGTATTACAGATTTTAAAGTTGTCTGTGATGGTTCAAACAATACTGGTGATGTAATTGATCGTAACGAATTTATAGGTGACATTTATGTTAAACCAAATCGTTCTATCAACTTTATTCAACTAAACTTTGTTGCAGTCCGTAGCGGAGTTGGTTTCTCAGAAGTAGTTGGTTAAAAAGTAGTATAAATAATAGTATATAACACATCTCATAGATGGGGGAAGACGATGGCATGCGAAGGCAGCACTTGTAAAAAAGACTTCCCCATCACATCTTTAATTTTAGTCATCGGGGAGAAATAATAATGGCGTTTACAATAGATACATTTAGAACTACTGCATTATCCGCAGGTGGTGCACGAGCTAATCTGTTTGATGTTACAATTGCAGGTGTAGCTGCGACAACACATCTGGCTACAGGCGTAGCAGAGTTTAAATTTGCATGTAAAGCTGCTGCAATTCCAGCAATGGCAGTTGGAGTTGTAGAAGTTCCTTATTTTGGTAGAGTAGTTAAAGTGCCTGGAAATAAGACATTTGACAACTGGAGTGTTACCATAATAAATGATGAAGGTTTTCTTGTTAGAAATGGTATGGAAAAATGGGTGGCTTCAATGGGTACTCACATAGGAAATGTTCAATCCGCAGCATCTTCAGCGTTGACCGGTGCTCTTTATGGTGATGCAACGGTACAACATTATGGTAAAAAAGGCCCAACGGATAAAATTGCAGAATATAAGTTTGTAAATATTTTTCCAGTTAGTGTGAGTGAAATTGCTCTTGGATGGGATGCAAATGATGCTATTGAAGAATATACTGTTGAATTTGCGTATGATTACTGGACTCATACTGGACAAGTGGCAACATAACTTTTATTATTTTATATTATAATTAATCTAACTAGGGGCCGGGGGCGCTCAGTCCCTGACTTTTGGAGTAGTACATGGCTGTTGAATTATTTGGTTTTACAATTGGAAGAACACAAAAAGAAAAGGAACAACAAGACCGCGTTTCTTTTACACTCCCCGAATCAGAAGATGGTGCAATAGATGTAGCAGGAACACCTGGCGGTGCCTACGCTACCTATCTGGATATGGAAGGTTCTGCAAAGAATGAAGCAGAATTAATTCTACGATATAGAACTATGTCACTTTTTCCAGAAGCAGAAATTGCCATAGATGACATAGTAAATGATGCTGTTGTTGCAGACAGAGAACAAGCCCCAGTTTCCCTCAATCTTTCCAATGTTAATATTTCACCAGACATTAAAACAAAAATAGGTGAAAATTTTAGAGAAATATTAGGTCTGTTGAAATTCAATGATACTGGATTTGATATTTTCCGAAAATGGTATGTTGATGGACGACTTTATTATCACATCATAATAGACATCGATAATCCAAAAAAAGGTATTCTAGAACTCAGACCAATTGATGCACTCAAGATTAGAAAAGTTCGTCAAATTCTCCCACCAAAAGATCCAAGTGAAACTAATTTAATGCCTAGAGTTGAAGAATATTTTGCATTCAATGAAATGGGTATGGATGGTAAACAAGGCGGTCAAGTAATGAGAATTGCGACAGATTCCGTTGCATACTGTCACTCAGGATTACTAAGTGAAGACAAGAGAATGGTTCTTTCATATCTTCATAAAGCAATCAAACCTCTTAATCAATTACGAATGATTGAAGATGCGGTAGTGATTTATCGTATTTCACGAGCACCAGAACGAAGAATTTTTTACATTGATGTTGGTAACCTTCCAAAACAAAAAGCAGAACAATATCTTAAAGATATCATGACTCGTTACAAAAATAAACTAGTCTATGATGCACAAACTGGTGAAGTTAGAGATGATCGAAAACACCAATCAATGTTGGAAGATTACTGGTTACCACGAAGAGAGGGTGGAAGAGGAACAGAGATTACCACACTTCCAGGCGGAGAAAATCTTGGTGAACTGGCCGATGTTGAATACTTCCAGAAAAAACTTTACAAGTCTCTCAATGTTCCTGTATCAAGGTTAGAATCAGAGTCGGGATTTGTTCTTGGAAGAGCAGCAGAAATATCCAGAGATGAAGTAAAGTTTACAAGATTTGTTGAAAGACTTAGAAACAGATTTAATCATCTTTTTAATTCTTGTCTTGAAAAACAATTAATATTAAAGGGTGTTCTTACATTAAATGATTGGAGAATGATAGAACCAAATCTTTTTTATGAGTGGCAGTCAGATTCACACTTCGCAGAACTTAAAGAAGCAGAAATGTTGAACGAAAGATTGAGTACTTTACAGAATATGAACTTTGCTGATGAAATTGTTGGAACTTTCTATTCTAAAGAATTTATTAGAAAGAGAATTCTAAAACTATCTGATGAAGAAGTTCGGTTGATAGATAAACAAATTGAGGCTGAAGCTGCAGCTGCGGGCCCAGAAGAAGAAGAGGAAGCTTTCATTCCAAAACAAGAAAAATTTATAAAAGAAGATATAAAACTCAAAAAAGAGATGAATGAAATAATGAAAGGTGTACTTTCTGAATCATAGAACTGACTTGATATAAATACAATTAACCATTAACGTAAGGATTAAAAATGAGTGACTATTCAACCGAAGATATTGTGAAATATTCCATCTCAGGTGATGGAGCAAGAGTTAAAGACGCTATTCAGGGTGTAGTAGCTAACAAAATTATGAAAGGTATGGAGGCTAAGAAGGCGGAAGTTGCTCAAGCAATGTTCAATACTGTTCCTCTTCCTGATGCAACACAAGAAGTAGCAGATACTTTCGTTGCTGCAGCTGCAGCTGAAAAAGAGAAATCTCAATAGATATACACCGTTATATGAAAAAATATAAACAGTTCCGTGCGGAACAACAATATATAGCGGAGGTTGGGCCATTTGCTAGTGCAATGATGGTTGCAATGGGTGCTGTTGGTTTAGGAGTAGCTGGGTGGAAACTCTTTAAAGTAGGCAAAGAAAAGATTAAAGGGTACAGAGAAACAAAAAAAGAAAAGGCAGATAATAAAGAAGCTGGTGTTTTTATAGACAAAAAAATATTTGATCCTGAAACTGGTACAACAACAACTGAAACGATACCGTTACATGGGCCTGGCACTGGTAAAGCTGGAATGTCAAATGATGAGGTATCAAAAGAAGAAAAGAAAGAACAGAAAAAGCAGGATATAAAAAATAAAAAACTAAAATTTAAGTATGTTGAGGCTGAAAAGAAAAATAAAGAAGCTATTAAAGGTGGTAAGGTTCTTAAATATGACAAAGATTCAGGTGAATATTCGGTAGAAGATCCAGAAACAGATGAACCATCTGCTAATACAACAGTAGCTAATACAGCAACAGCGAATACAACTACAACATCTACACAAGAACCAGAAGAAGATAAAGTAGAAAGAGATAAAGACGGAAATCTTAAAAATCCAGAAGACGCTCAAGCTGCATATAAAGCTTCAGACTTTGCAAAGGCACCTGCAGGATGGCAAAAAGATCCAGATGATGCAGAGAAAGTAGTTAAAAGGGGTGAAAAAAAGAAAAAAGGGTCAAAAGAAGGAGAAAAAGAAGCTGGTGCCGCGGCGTTAGCAAAACGAAAGGAAAAACTTGCTCAGATAAAAAAGAAAAAGGCAGAAGCAGGTGACGATCCAGAAAAATTAAACCAGTGGTTTATATTTACAAAAAACGAATTATCATCTCTAACAGAAGAAGACAGAACAGAAATACTTGAAGATTTAGTTTTAGAGGAAGTTATAACACTCACGGAAAGTAAAGAATTACAAACTATCGTGGAAACGAAAAGTAAATTGTTAAATTTTGGAGAGTTCATCACAGAAGGTGTAATGAATGATTTACTCAAAGCGGGTAAATCTAAAAAAGACAGTGAAATTACTTTAGATGATGGAGCAGATATACCGATAGATCCGCTTACATCGCAGATTTTGGTTAAATATATAGAAGGGCTAAGCTCTTCAGAAAAAAATAGAACTATTCAACAAATCCAAAGAACTGAACG